ACCAACACGCCTACCGCTTGAACTTGCGGTAGTAGTAACTTCGCCAGCCGGACTTGCCCTTCAAGCCCTTGCCACCGAAATCGTTGTACCAAAGGTTCTGCATCTCCCGATTCACCGCGAAACGAGAACCCTCAATGCTTGACCCCGCAAAAAGGGGCAACGCGTAACAATGACAATTCGGGTGATACCCGTGCGTCCCATTAGCGTGCGTCACGTCATGCCGCAACGCCTCATGCTTGCCCGAATACACCGCGCCACGAGACAACAACATCGCACAAAACGCGCACGGCGTACCAGTCCCAGACACCCTGATCCACGCCTGCCTTGCCGGGTCACGATCACCCATGTCACGCACCACCGACCGGACGCCGCCAGCCGCCGCCTGCTGACCAACCCCAGCCACCACGCCAGACGACACCTCGCCACCCTCAAGGCGGGCACGCAGCAAATCCTGCGCCGCCTTCACATCCGCATCACGCAACACCTGCAGGTCCGGCGTCGCCTGCTTATCCACCTGCACTCGCACGCCAGCCAGAGACGACGCGGTCAAAGCGGGTAGTCCAGCCGCCTCGTTAAACTCCCGAACCAGCTCGCCAAACGTCACCTCGCCACCCTGCGCATGCCCACGAATAGGAGAGGGAACCGTGCGGCCCGTCTGCAACGCCCTCAACAACCTATAGAACGCCACACCCAACACGGCACCACGATCCCACGGCTCAACAAGCACCTCACCGAAACGGGCCGCAACATCGCCACCCTTATCCACCTGCTCCCACCAGCGGGACACGTCCTGCACCGTCCCCAAACTCAACCGGCCAAGCGACGCCTCAAACGCCTTCAACAAAACCTCTACACGCGGGTTTGCGGGCACTACGCGTCACCGCCAGCCAAAGACACAGGCTCGCCCTCAACGGGCGTCACAGGCCCGTCCAGAGCATCCTGTGCGCCCATCGCGGCAAACCCCTGAACAGCCGCACCAAAATCAGAACCCAAACGCTCCGACGTCGCCAACTCATCCCACCGATCCAACTGAACCGGCGACACGCCAGGCACCATCTCCCACAAGCCACGAGACGGCACCCCGATTTCTCGCAGCTTAGACAACGCATCCGCCGTCTGAGACAAAGCAGCCGACTCAAGGTCGCGCCAAAGGACCTCGTTATGCTCCCACTGGTCGCGCTCCGCGCGACCCTCTAGCACCATGCCCACACGCAACGTCCGCTCCCACGACTCACCAAACTGAGTCCGGTACAACTCCACCTTGCGGCGGAACGACTTCTCAGCCGCATTCAACGCGTCAGCAGACAAGTTCGCCATCTGCCCCAACAGGAAGTTAGGAGGCGTCTGCGAGATAGCAGAAAAGTCCTTAATCAACGCATCCATCGCCGCAATATAGCCCGACTGGTCACCCACCGGCAGGGAACCAAACTTGCCATCCGGCGACGAGTTAACCAGGAAGTCACCAGGCCCCGCCGCAATCGGCTGACGAACAACCCCACCATCAGGACCAACCACCGGCATACCATCCGCGTCCACAGCGACTGCAGGCTCCAAGCCGGTCGCCCACAACACGCGATGCGCACCATGCGACTGCTCCAACAGCAGGTTAAACAGCATCTGGTTGAAGCTATCCTGCCATTGCTTCAACGGCAGGACCGCGCCCTGGACGCGTCCCTCGTCGTCCATCTGCGACACGAACCGCGTCACCGGACAATGGCCATTCCCGCCATGCGCGACCCCAGGGCCAACAATCGGCCCCTCGCCGCCATTAGGCAGAACCACGTCGTAACGATTGTGACGATCCCACGCGACCGCCAAACCAGGCTTAGGGCGACCATCCGGCCCCACGCCAGGACGACGCATCACCGACAACGCAAGAATCGCATTATCGTCCGACAGTGCATCCTCGAACAGGCACACCGTCCGCAACGCCGACAGGACACGAACATACGCCCTGCCGTCCTGGCCGCGCTCAACCACCGTGAACGCCTGACCATACGCCACAGCGCTACGATGCACCTGCGCCTGCTTAGCGTCCAAGTTACTGCGCTGCCACAAGTCCCACTCGGGAGTCTCGGACGAGCGCTCGTCACCTGCTCGCTGATCCCCCGAACGGAACCCATCAACGGCCAAGGCTTGAACAGCCGCGTTGACAGGGATTTCGCACCAGTTCTGGCGAGCACGACGCATCATCGCCTTATGCTCAGGCAACATGCCCTTAGGCGAATACGGGTCGTCAAAATCGCCACGCAAATAGGCGTCAGCAACCGACAGCCCGTCATCCCAGTCACGATGCAACACGCGCAAACCCTCACCAACGAGAGCTTCCAGAGAATCGCCAGCATCAATAATCGCCGCCACAACACACCACACTCCAACTAGAACCGGAAGAACGACCCCCCAGCCTTCGCGACCGGCCTCGACGCCATCTCCGTCTGATAATCCCGATACGCACCAAACGCCAACATCGCCGCCGCATACATGTCAATCTTCTTCTTCGACTCGCGCCCCGCTTTCATAAACGAGACACCATACGGCGTATCCTTACGCAACACATTCAACACGTGACGACGGAACGACGCCGCCAACTCACGCGAACCACCATGCGACACCTTACCGTCAAGAATCGCCGCCATAAACGCCTCATGAAGATTCACCGTCCGCTTACGAGAACCACGCATATCCCACGCAATCGGACCCCTATCCGACGCGCGAGCCACAAGCCGCTCACCATAATCCAACGTCCACTCATGAATGTACGACTCCCACAACGCAACATCCGCGTAGAACCCCACGACGTCGTAGTCACGGAAGCACCTGTGGACCATCGAATCCACGCGCTCACGGTCAACCTCCCAGTCGCCCGCAAGGTCCAACGGCTTCTCCTCCAACAGCAACGGCACCATCAGCCCATCCGACACGCGGATGCCGATAAGCGCCGTAGAGTCATCCGACTTACCGCCATCGAACCCGAGCACAACACGGTCCCCAGGCTCCAACGTCGCCTTACGTTCGATCCGCTTCCACTCAGCCGACGAGAACAGGTTCCCCTCAGGTTGCCACACCTGATTCAAGTACATGCGACGAGACTCCGACGTCGGACGCGACGGATTCAACACCGACCGCCACGCCTCATCAGCATCACACCACACCGAATCCCCACGCACAGCGTTATACAAAACCTTGAACACGCGCTCATCCAACGGCGTATCATCCGGGGCCTCCAACGAGTCATAAAACACGTCAGTCTCCGTCGTCAACCCCTCCAACGACTTCATATACGCCTCACGGTCGTCCTCAGCCACCGAACCCTCACCAGGCTTATACGCATTCGTAATAGCAAGGTAACGCGACTTCATCTTCGTCGTATTACCCTCAACCGTATTCTTCAACTTCTGGCCATTGTTTTGAGGCAACCAGTGCTGCGTCTCATTCAACAACGCGAAAGTACAACGATTACCCTCCGTCGAACGAAACGACGACGTCTTAACCTCAATACGCGCCGTGTTATTGCAACCACGCACAATCTGCAGCTTCACATCCGCGCCATACTTCGCACGCATCTTGTCACCAACAAGCACATGGAACATATCAAACGTGTTGCTGGTTTGCTCCTGCTTCAACGCGAAAATCTGCACCAACGCCTGTGGGCACCTACGCCCAACCGGCTCACCGTCCGACCCCCACCCCGCAAACCGGGACGGACCAAACGCCTCCACCAAACACAGAACAGCAAGCAACGGGTCCTTACCCCAGCCCTTAATCCGCTGCAGCACCCCGCGACGTCGGTAAATGAACTTACCCTCATCATCAACCGCGTACCACCACAGGACGATACGCAACTGCTCCAAGGTAAACTCAAACACCTCCTGGTCAGCACCAAGCGGCTCCAAATAATCCGAACACCACCGAGCTATCTCCCAGCCCAACGTGCGCTCAGGCAACACAAACCGGCCATCCTCGCCGCGCTCCCACGTCGGCCCATAATGCACCGGCGCGAAACGCTCAAGAATCTCAGCATCAGACAAACCATCATAGGGACCCTCAGGGGGTGTCCCAGCCTTACCGTCATCGACCAAAACCAGGACACCCCCCAACCCCATCAACACACAAGTACCCGTGGCGGGACTCGAACCCGCACGCCCCAAGGGCGCCACATTTTGAGTGTGGTGTGTCTACCCATTCCACCACACGGGCAAAACCCCGCCAGTCCCGGAGGACGACGAGGAACTAGATAATATCCAGCCCACTCCACACAAACGCGCGGGCGGGCTGAAAACAGCCCCGCCACCCCACATGAGGCAGCGAGGGAATACCAGAACTCCGGCCCGAACCCACACCCCATTGTGCGGGCCAGGCCGAATCAGCTACCGGGAACAACCTCTAAGCGGCAGTCTCAGCAGCAATAACCTCACGCAAACGCGTAAGCTGAAAACCACCAAACCACGACCCCACATCCTCACCCGTGGCCACAACCGGCATCGCACCAAACCCACGCTCAACCAACATCTCACGAGCCGCAGAATCAACACTCACATCCACAGAACGGTACTCAACGCCCGCCTTATCCAACGCCCGCTTAGTCGCCACACAAGCACCACAACCAGGCTTACTATAAACAACAACCACTCAACAACCCCCACAACAACTAAGACGACCGCAACGCCTCGCGGTACTTATCCAAGACACTCACCGACGCCGGAACCACATCGGACTCGTCCGGTCGTAGTTCAATACCAGCCCTACGACGTTCAGACTCCGTCATCCCCAACTTACCCAACTCCATGTAAATCGTCGCCAAACGCTGCGACGACGGATCACGCAACAGGGGAGGACGATCACGAGTAAACCCACGCGCCTCACGCTCAGACGGCTTCAACGACGCCGCCTCAGCGTCCCAACCAGCACGCAACGCGCGCGCCCTCACAGCCTCGTCCTGCTGGCGCTTATACGCCGACAGGTCCTCACACAAGCTATACGCCATCTCCCAGTCAGTCTGCTGGAACCAAAACGACTGACCAGACACCTCAATAGCCTCATACATGCGCTTAGCAGTCGGATGCCACTTACGATCCGCCTTACGCGGCGACGCATCCATCAGAACACCACCAGTCACATGCTGCGTCCTCGACGGACGCTGATCCACCAACTCATCCCGCCGCGCGGGAACAGGGCCGCTACGAGCCATTCACACCACCCCCACGCAAACCAGGATGCGGATCAAAACGCCTAAACCGACCAGCAACCTCACGACGCATACGAGCCAACGCCACATGCCCCTCACGCGCCGACTTCAACGCATGATGCTCACGACACAACGCCCGCAAATTACCAAACGAATCATCATCACCCGGAACAACATGATCCACATCCGTAGCCGGAGCACCACACACCGACAACGCATCAACCTTCCACTGACAACGATGATTATCCCGCACCAACACCGCACGCCGCCTAGACGCCCAATCAGAGGGCAACCGACGCCGCCTCACAGAATCACGCGCCCAAGCCACAACAACCACCAACCAACAACGATCAAGCCCCGACCGAGGTCCGACCCAGATCCACCAAGCCGCTAATATACTCGACGCCGAGGCAACGACAACAAAAACAATAACCAATTACACCTTAAGACTTAAAGCAACGACAGAACTAAGATCAATACCAATTACACCTTAAGACTTAAAGCAACGACAGAACCATAAGCTATAAGCTATAAGCTATAAGCTATAAGCTATAAGCTATAAGCTATAAGCTATAAGCTATAAGCTATAAGCTATAACTCATGGACTAGAGACCTATAAATAGAAAACTGTAATTGGAAAACTATAAATAGAGAACTTGAAACATTAGCTTTAAGACTTAAGATATATATTTATATATATACTTGCCCCCCTACCCCCCAAGGGCTTTTACCCTCTCACTATATAGTCTGTTTTCGGACCCCCGGTCACCGCGCACGTTTTTCAATAATGAGACACATGTCACGCATGGGTGACCATGCCGTCATACCCAAAACCGCAGAAACAAGCCAATCAGCCCGTGAGGCCACGCCTCGATCCTGGGGGCATGGGCTGCGACCAGGCTTGCGCGCCTGGGCTGGGGGTGCTACTTTGGTTGACAGTTGCTATTTGCTATGGGGCAGATTAGTTGACATGGAAAGCTCATGACCCGTCGCGGATATTTTTTGCTATGACCGTGTGGTATTCACCCGGGCGCTCGGGCGGGTTATAGCCCCCTATTTTGGCAGTCGGTAAGTTTGGTCACCGCCCCCCCGTCTGGATGGTTATTAATTGCTTGGTTTATTTGCAGTGGATTAACCTCCGATAATGTCGCTGAATTGCACAAAGAATTGTTTTTGTAATTGCGTTTAATTTGTTATTGAATTGCGATAGTCATTTATCCAGCGTGTCGCTTGCGTTAATTGTGTGGGTATGGTATGGGAGTGTGTATGTGTCCGTATTGTGGGTTATGCGTTGATGTGTTGGTGCGAGCGTGTTATATGCGCGTGCGTGCGTTTGGGATTGGCGCTAACCTATAGCTAGTGTGATTGGCGTCTCATTTAGTCGTTTGCGCTCATAATGACCCCCTAATCAGCGTTTGACAGTTCGCGGCCGGCGCTTTATGCCGGCGCACGGTTTGGGTTGGTATTCTGCGACTGTCTCGGAGTGTGGTTGTTTTACGTCTCACGATGCGGCGTTATTTTCGCGTTGATTTGATGTGAGCCGTGCGGTAGGCATACACTTGAGTCATCGCCAAACGAGGCGGCGCGGTGAGAGCGCGGCGCGTGTAGTTTTGCGCGATTGATCTTTTTTGTGAATTACACAGTGGTTTATTTTTCGCCTATTGGCGCGCGCCCCCCCAGGCGCGGCGGCGGGATGATTCAGCGGCGGCTCATTTCCCGGCGGAGGTGCAGGAGATCA